GGTTAACAACGGAGTGAAATGTGTGCCACCAAATGAAATGTGTGCCGCCTGCGTGCCGCTTGTGTGCCACCAACGAAAAGGTAAGAAAGTCAGCAATGACGTGGGCTAGAGCAAATGTGTGCCATGTGTGCCACCTAAATTAGTCTTATTGGTATTTTAAAAGTCAATATTAGTAAGTGTAATAATATGTAAGTAGGAATTAGGTGACACACATGACACACATGACACACACTTATGTAAGTCATTGATATGTATAGAGAATAATGTGTGCCACAATGTGTGCCACCAAAACCCGTTCTGTAAGTCGTGACACACACCCCGTCGGGCAAGGGACGCGAGCCTCTGGCGAGTGGCCGTTGACCTATGCCATATGACCTTTGTCCGTTGATCCATTAGATAAATTGCTAATGCGAGCTACCCCTTCGTTAAAGGTTACCGGACGTGCGTTATATATTAATGGGCAGATGACCTCTGTCCCCTGTCGGTTGGCAGCGGGCATTGGACATGTGACCGTGGCCAGATGCAAAGGGGTTACTGGCAGACAAGGTTCCGAATAACGGACATGTAACAAGGTTCCAATATCCGAAATCGGGATAGCCGTGGCCGGACTGATGGGATACGAAGATAATGGGTGAGCGATTTGGAATGCTTTTTTCAAAAAAATTTCCCAAAAAATTCTTCATAAACAATTAGCTATGCTAATATGCTCAACCATGACATTAAACACAAAAGTGTGTCCGTCATGTAAACAGACTTTGGATGAGTCGGAATTCCGCAAAGGACGCAGCACATGCGCGACATGTAAAATCCAAAAAGCTAGTAGCGGAATTTCATCGTCTTATGAAAATTTCCTTCGTAACTTATGTTCCAAGAGCAAGTCTAATGTTACGAGAGGACTGCGCGACCCTCATGTCACATTCGAAATCAAGCCAGAAGATGTTATCGCACTATGGGAAAAGCAAGACGGAAGGTGCGCCATATCCGGTGTGTACCTTACACATCACGTCGATGGAAGTGGTAAAAAAGAGTACAACGCCTCCATCGACAGAATCAATGGAGATAAGGGTTACACGGTTCATAACATCCAACTTGTCGCCTACCGCATCAACATCATGAAACACACCCTCTCAGAGGACATGTTTTACTGGTGGGTCAAGACAATTAACGATTTTTCTTGTGATTAATTATTAGTAGAGCTAATATACAGGATGAGCGACATTGAAGTAGTAGCGATTGACGGTCTAGATGCCGCAATTATCGGTTCCACAGTCCGAAACGGCCGTGAAGTACTTGCTTACAACTACGACAAAGCTATCGCAATCATCATTGCCAACGGTTACTCAGAAGAGTACGCCGAAGAGTGGATCGCAGAAGTGTCATCGCATGATTTCGATGGCGCGCCTGCGTTTGTGTATTTTGACGACGACCAAGAGTTCTATGGATCAAGCGCACCCCCAGGAGCAACTATCCACTGACCTAGTCAGTGAGCACACTGAGTTTCAGTCGCACATCCCTTATATGGGTCTGTCACTGAACGATCTTACGGTGCAGCAAGAAAAGCTCGTCACATTAATTGCTAGCGGCATGACTATCGCCGCTGCAGGACGCGGCGCAGGTTATGCAAGCGCACAATCTGCCAGAGAAGCGTCTCTCAGACCTGCTGTGCAACAAGCATTGCAATACTTCCGTGAGCAAATGCGCGAGGAAGTTAAGTTCGAGCGGCAAAACGCTCATCTAATGTATATGGACGCCTACCAAGCGTCGGCAACAGCCACTGAGATGAAAAACACGGTGGACTCACTTGTGAAGCTGCACGGATTGGCTCAGCCAGATACTGCTGTGCAGGTGAATGTGAATATGAATGCTACATCCAAGCAACTCGAACGGCTTAGCGATGAAGAGCTGCTAGAGATTGCTGGTAAACAAACTAATTACTTGGAGCCAGATGCCTCTTGACAGAAGACATCCCCAAGCGGACCTGTATTAGGTGTAAGAAATTACACCCTGAGACTCTCTATTCTGAGTCCAGTGGGCTCTGCGTCTACTGTAAGGCCGACGACGTTGATGCACTCCCAGAACCATCTACTACTGACGAGTCTGAGTCCGAGACAGAGGAGTTATCTCTTGAAGAAAAAGCAAAAGCAGAACTCGCCCTCCGTTTCCTCACAAGAAAACGGCTACTCCCTTTTGTCGAACGTTTTAACCCAGATTACCAAGCTGGTTGGGTCCACAAAGACATATGCAGAAGACTCGAGCAATTCTCTCAGGACGTATCTGAGAAAAAGTCTCCAAGACTTATGCTCTTTATGCCGCCTAGACACGGTAAAAGCACACTGGCGTCAGTTGCGTTTCCAGCTTGGCACTTGGGCAGACACCCTCAACACGAATTTATCAGTTGCTCTTACTCAGGCTCGCTCGCAATGGGGTTCAGCCGTAAAGTACGTCAACTCCTACGTGAACCGACCTATAAAACTGCCTTCTCTACCAGACTCGACCCAGATTCGCAGTCTGCTGAAGCGTGGCTTACTACTAATGGCGGGGGTTTTGTTGCTGCCGGTGTTGGTGGTGGTATTACTGGTAAGGGTGCTCATATCCTTGTCATCGACGATCCGGTAAAGAACCGAGATGAAGCAGAATCCCAAAACGCCCGAGATTCGTCTTGGGACTGGTATACGTCTACGGCGTACACCCGTCTTGCCCCTGGTGGCGGCGTGCTGGTTATTCTTACTCGTTGGCACGATGACGATCTTGCGGGGCGACTACTTAAAGCAGCAGCTGACAACGGCGAGCAGTGGGAAGTCGTTAACTACCCAGCACGGGCAGAAACCGACGAACAATTTAGAAAGGCCGGTGAGGCACTTCACCGCGAACGCTACGACGAGACAGCACTAGAGCGTATTGAAAAAGCAGTTGGCCCCCGTGATTGGTCAGCTCTTTACCAACAGAATCCTGTGTCAGATGACGGTGATTACTTCACTAGAGACATGATTCAGTACTACGACCGAGATGAAGTCGACTATAGCCAGATGCGCTTCTACGCGGCGTGGGACTTAGCGATCGGTAAAAAGGATCGGAACGACTTCACTGTAGGCATGGTGGTGGGCGTCGATGAGTACGACCAGTTATTCGTTGTTGATGTGGTTCGCGGCAAGTACGACGGCTTCGAAATTGTTGAGCGGATACTTGACCTCTACGAAGAGTGGAGGCCATCAATAATCGGCATCGAAAAAGGACACATCGAGATGGCCCTCGGACCTTTTCTCGAGAAGCGCGTGCGCGAACGCGGGCTTTATGAAGCCTACTTCAAGGACCTCAAGACAGGACGCAGGGACAAAGAAGCACGAGCACGAGCTATCCAGGGACGAATGCAACAGGGCATGGTTTGGTTGCCCAAAGACGAACAATTTACGGGCCCTTTGGTAGCAGAGTTATTGCGCTTCCCGAACGGCGTACACGACGATCAAGTGGATGCACTGGCGTGGCTAGGTCTAATGATGACTGAATTTGCCACATACCAAGCACCCGTTGTCCACGTTGCCTCTTGGCGCGATCGTCTCCCCTTCCTCGGTAAAGAGGTACGAAGTAAAACAGCTATGGGCGCTTAACCATGAAAAAGACAACAAGACTCACCCCCGAGAAGGAGCAGCAGATTGCTAGCTTTCAGTGGGATCGATACGTAAGAGCACGAGATCACGGCCATCTTGAATATATCTACATGGCCAAGAAGTGCGATGACTTCTATCGAGGTGATCAGTGGGACGAAGACGACGAAGCGATGCTTGAGTCTGAAGGTCGCCCCGCTCTTACTATTAATACGATACTCCCTACTATTAATACGATTCTTGGCGAGCAGTCCACACGCAGAGCGGACGTACAGTTCAAACCGCGAAGAGGCGGCGATCAAGCTGTAGCCGAAGTGCTGACTAAGGTTTACATGCAAATAGCCGACAACAACAAGTTGGATTGGGTCGAACAGCAGGTATTCAGCGACGGATTAATAATGGACGGGCGTGGCTATTTCGATGTCCGTATGGACTTCAGTGATCACGTTGAAGGTGAGATCCGGATAACCGCCAAAGATCCGTTGGACATCCTCATCGATCCAGATGCAAAGGACTACGACCCTAAGACTTGGAACGAAGTGTTCGAAACTAAGTGGATGACCCTCGATGACATCGAGGAGCACTACGGTAAGAAGAAAGCTGAAGAGCTACAGTTTATTGCCGAGAACGGTAACAGTTTTGGTCGGGACTCGATTGAGTATGAAGAGAACCGCTACGGCGACGTTGAACCAGAAGACGACATGTTCGGCGCTACAAATGTTGATGACGATGACTACCGCAACATTAAGTCCCTACGAGTAGTAGAACGCCAGCACAAGAAGATGTCGCGGGTCACTTGCTTTGTAGACCCTAACACTGGCGACCAACGCGAGGCACCTGACGCTTGGAAAGAGTCAAAGGTCAAGAAGTTCGCTAAGCAGTATGGTCTGAGCGTTATTACGAAGCTCAAAAAGAAAGTCCGCTGGACTGTGACATGTGACCAAGTTGTATTGCACGACGATTGGTCTCCATACAACCAGTTTACGATTGTTCCGTTTTTCTCATACTTCCGACGAGGACGCCCGTTCGGAGCTATCCGTAACTTAATCAGCCCACAGGAGCAATTGAACAAGATTGCATCTCAAGAGCTGCATATCGTTAATACTACAGCTAATAGTGGCTGGATGGTTGAGAGCGGCTCGCTGGTAGGTATGACGCCCGATGACCTCGAGGAGCATGGCGCTGAGACCGGCCTAGTACTTGAATACGCTCGCGGCACAACACCACCAACGAAGATCCAACCTAACAGTATCCCTACAGGGCTAGATCGCATTGGCCAGAAAGCTGCGATCAATATCAAAGCTATATCAGGCGTTAATGACTCGATGTTGGGGTCGGACTCTGCGGAAGTGTCTGGCATCGCAATGCGCGAGAAAAGCGCTCGTGGCGCAATCATGATTCAAGTGCCACTAGATAACCTGAAGAAAGCAAGACAGTACCTCGCAGAGAAAGTTCTCAACCTAATCCAGACGTTCTACTCAGAACAGCGGCTTATCCAGATCACTAATGAATCTGATCCAATGAAGCCCCGCGAAGAAATAGTAGTCAACGAGATGACGCCCGAAGGACGGATCGTTAACGATCTCACCATCGGCGAATATGACGTTGTTATATCTACCGCCCCTGCACGCGACAGCTTTGACGAAGTTCAGTTTGCCGAAGCACTTAATCTGCGACAGGTCGGCGTGGCTATTCCCGACGACGCAATCATTGAGTACAGCCACCTCACTAAGAAAGGTGAGCTAGCTAAGCGGATTCGCATGCTAACTGGCATTGAGAAATCGCCAGAGCAACAAGAAGCAGCGGCTATGCAACAGCAGGTCCAGATGAAGCAAGTACAGCTCGAGATCGCGAAGCTGGAAGCTGAAGTTAAGAAGATCTCTTCTGAAGCAGCAGTGAACATCGCCAAAGTACAAGACATAGCTGACGTAGATCCTCAGATCCGCTTGCAAGAACTGCAAACGAAGATGGAGATGAAGATGCAAGAGCTGCAGCTGCGTAGAGAGTTGGCAGATCTCACCAACACCACCCGTACTAACCAATCAGAAACTAATGCAGCAACACGCATAGCAGCTACCGCTATGCAAACGGCTGCGAAGCAAGAAAAAAACAAAACCCCAATAGGAGATTGATATGAGCAAGAAAGAAGAAGCAGTTGAAGATAAAGCAATGGAGTTTGACGTAATGCCTGGAGCCGACAAGGTCGAAGACGATGACGCTCCGCAGTTAGATCTTAATTTTGAAACCCCTGAAGAGGAGCCAGAAGAGGTTGCTGAAGAAGAGGAAGTTGTGGCAGAGGACGAGATCGAAGAACCCACTGCCGAAGAACCCGAGGAAACTGTGGCCGAAGACGAAGGGGGCGAACCCGAAGCACAAGCTGAAGAACCCGTAGCAGAGCAAAAGCCCGCTAAAAAGCCAATGGTGCCAAAAGCCCGTTTAGATGAAGTATTAAACAAGCAGAAAGCACTGCAAAAACAGATCGATGACATGAAAGCGGCTCAGCAGCCTGCTCCGGACGCCCCCGAAGAGTTTGATTTCGCTTCAAAGGAGATGGACTACCAGAACCATTTGTTGGATGGCGACGCAGAAAAGGCCGCTTCAGTGCGCGCAGAGATACGTCAAGCAGAACGCGTTCAGATTGAGTACGAAATGACTCAAAAAATGACCGACACGGTCTCGAACAACCATCAGGCGAACGCTTTGCAGCAAGCTGCGGCCGCTCTCGAGGCAGATTTCCCAGTTTTTGACCAGAAAAGCAGTGCTTATGACGAAGCTCTGACTACTGAAGTTATCGAACTGCGTGATGCCTTCATGGTTCAAGGCGCAAACCCTGTTGCAGCACTCTCGAGGGCAGCGAAATTCGTTATCAACGAGAATAATTTGGTAGATAACAGCGAAACAGGCACGACTTTGGGCGCAACCGACGAAATGTCCAAAAAACGCGCAGAAGTTAACAAGAAGTTGAAAGCAGCTGACGCTCAACCACCCGAAATGGGCGGCGAAGGCGCAGCGACTCGAGGCGAGAAGGCACTCGACCTGTCTAGCATGACCGAAGAAGAGTTCGACGCCCTACCAGAAGCAACGTTAAAACGTCTTAGAGGCGATATTTTATAACGAGGTAACTATGCCAGTTAAAAAAGACCCAAGATTGGCCCGAGCTGGAGTCTCGGGCTTCAATAAGCCAAAAAGGACTCCTAGTCACCCCAAGAAGTCACACATTGTTGTGGCTAAAGAAGGTGACAAGATCAAAACCATCCGTTTTGGCGAACAAGGCGCATCTACTGCAGGCAAACCAAAAGCTGGTGAGTCTGAAAAGATGAAGAAGAAGCGTGCTTCTTTCAAGGCTAGGCACCGCCGTAACATTTCGAAGGGTAAAATGAGCGCGGCCTATTGGGCAAACCGCGTTAAGTGGTGAGACATGAAGACCCGCATCCATGTCAACCAACATAACATCCGCGCTAACAACAAGGGCGCAGACGAGCCCGTACTCACTGTTAAAGACTATAAAGCTAATCGTAAGGTCAATAGAGCAGAGATTGTCACAGCAGGGGGAAAAGTCGTTGCCACAGTTGTGTACAGCCCAGATAAGCCCCTCTCATGTGGCGCTAAAGTCTGGATCGAAACTGATCTTGAGGTAACCGTGTAATGGCCAGAACTGACGAAGCTAAGTGGAAACGTATTGTCGCAGCTGTAAAAGCGGGTTCGAAAGGCGGCAAACCAGGCCAATGGTCAGCCCGCAAAGCCCAACTGGCAACGCAACGCTACAAGAAATCTGGTGGCGGGTACTCTGGAGCCAAAACTAAGGCTCAAAAGTCTTTGTCCAAGTGGACTAAAGAGAAATGGGGTACTAAATCAGGCAAGAACAGTACTCAAGGTAAGAAAGCTACTGGCGAACGGTACTTGCCTAAGAAGGCTCGAGAGGCTTTGAGCAAGAAAGAGTATGCCAAGACCAGTGCTAAGAAGCGTAAAGACACCAAAGCAGGCAAGCAATTCAGTAAACAGCCTAAGAAGATAGCTAAAAAGACAGCCCGTCATAGATAGTGGTTGCATTGTAATATTAGCTGTACTAATATGATTTTTACGTCCATCCCTACGACATGGGGTCGGCCCGTAGCCGTAAAAAACGTACTCCTCGCCTGCAAAGGCGTTAAACCTGCCGAGGTCGCACCTCGTAAATAAGCGCTAGTTCGTTGTCCCACGATACGGGAATACGGATTAGCCGCTCCTTTAAGTCGGCTGATAAGGCGGCGCGTGCCGCATAAATTATTTCGTCAATTTAATAGGAGGCCATCATGGCTTTAACAAATTTCGGTACGCTTACAGGCGACCAACTCCAAACTTGGAGCCGCGACTTCTGGAAAGTAGCTCGCAACCAATCTTTCATCAACCAGTTCGCTGGCACAGGTTCTAACGCTATGGTTCAGCGAGTAACTGAACTTACTAAGAACCAGAAAGGCACTAAAGCTAACATCACTTTGCTAGCTGACATGACTTCTGACGGCATCACCGGTGACAATACTCTGGAAGGCAACGAAGAAGCCCTTCGCGCGTATGACATCACCATTGAGCTGGATCAGCTACGTTTTGCTAACCGCATTGCTGGCCGTATGACCGACCAGAAGACTGTTGTTAACTTCCGTGAGCAATCTCGTGATGCACTTGCTTATGCAATTGCTGACCGTTGTGACCAGTTGGCATTCTTGACTCTGTCAGGTGTTGCTTACAGTCAGAAAAACAATGGTGCTCTTCGTGCGCACGCTGGTTCTGGTAACGCTGGTCACGACCTAGAAGATCTAGAGTTCGCTTCAGACGTTTCTGCTCCAACTGGTGATCGTCACCGTCGTTGGGACGCTACTAGCGGCCTAGTTGCTGGTGACACTACTGCTGTCGCTGATGCTGACAACATTGGATATCGCACAATTGTAGAGTTGAAGGCTTATGCCAAAGACAACTACATCCGTGGTATTCGTGGTGCCGGTAACCAAGAAACTTTCCACATGTTCGTTACTCCTCAGCAGATGGCTGCTCTGAAGTTAGATTCTGACTTCCTAGCTAACGTCCGTAACGCTGGCGTTCGAGGAACTGGCAACAGCCTGTTCTCTGGTTCTGCTTCGTTGATGGTTGACGGTGTGATGATCCATGAGTTCCGTCATGTGTTTAACACTTCTGGCGCTACTACTGGTACTTCCTCTAACGCTGGCGCAGCTGGCTACAAGTGGGGTGCTGACGCTAACGTTGTTGGCGGACGTGCTCTGTTCTGTGGTGCTCAGGCTCTGGCAATGGCTGACATCGGTCTGCCAGAAATGGTTGAAGACACCTTCGACTATGGCAACCAGTCAGGTATTTCTGTAGGCAAGATCTTCGGTCTCCGTAAGCCCAAGTACAACAGCGACGTAAGTGGCTCTGTACAGGACTTCGGTGTTATCGCTCTCGATACTGCCCAGTAAGTAAGACTAACCCTCTCCTCCTTCGGGGGGAGAGGTTTCTTTTATATAGGTATTAATCATGAAGATTGTAAGTAGTGAACCATTACGAGTCACAACCCTTGGTGGTACAGCAGTGTTGTTTGAAGCAGGCGTACCAAGAGAAATCTCTGAAGAGATTGGCTTGCTAGCCATTCAGATGGGCGCAAAAGAATATAACGACAAGTATGTCGAAGAGGAAACAGCTGAGATCGCTGAGTTTGAAGAGGTAGCTGTGCAGGAACCCGCACAGACTGACGCTGAACTAGTCGAAGTTCTTCAAAAACTGATCGAAGAAGCTGACCCCAACATATTTAAGACCGATGGCACTCCAAAAGCTGCCGTCGTTAACAAGATGCTAGGTCGCACAGTAAGAACTGATGAGCGCGAAGCGGCTTGGGAATTAGCACTTAACTCATAGGTATACAGCATGGCAGTAACAGTACAGAGCGTTATCGACCGAGTACAAACCGTACTGCAAGACACGACTGGCGTTCGCTGGCCCGCAACTGCAGAGCTTGTATTGTGGGTAAATGATGCCCAACGAGAGATAGCCCTATTAAAACCTGATGCTAGTGCCGTTAATGCAACGGTTACGCTAACGGATGGCACTAAACAAGACATCCCCAGTACGGGTAACAGACTGCTCAAAGTTGTTCGCAACATGTCAGCTGCTAACAGCGGCACAGGCAAACGATCAATTAGGTTAGTGGGTCGTGACATCTTGGATACTCAGAGCCCCGACTGGCATGACCCTACCGTAACTGGTGATGCTGCTCATACAAATATAGTCAAGCATTACATGTACGACGAGACCAACCCCCGTAACTTTTATGTTTACCCAGGGGTTAGTGGAAACGCTTACATCGAGATTATCTATTCGACCAATCCAGCCACTGTTGGGTTGAGCGACAATCTGGTTTTACCTGACATATTTGCTAACGCTGTTATGAACTATGTGCTCTACATGGCCTACATGAAGGACGCTGAGTACTCTGGCAACCAACAACGTGCTGCTAGCCATTATCAGATATTCACGGCGTCGGTAACGGGGAAAGCGCAAGTCGATCTAGTTACTACCCCGAACCCTGAAATGCGCCCAACCGCTCCAGTGATGGCGTAGGAAATTAGTTTATGGCTAAGACTAGCTACGAAACATTATTCCCAGACATTTTACCGGTCGTACCCGCCTGTCCCGATAGCTTAATTGAGAGAAACATTCGCTCAGCAGTTATCGAGTTTTGCGAGAAGACTGGTATTTACCAAGCGGATCTCGACCCCCTGACAACTGTTGGCGGTATCTATGAGTACGACTTAGAACCGCCCAGCGGCACAGTGGTCCATAAGATTATGAACACAGTGTTTAACGGCACTAATCTGGAAGCCGTATCTCCTGAGTTGCTGGATCAGAGAAAACCAGACTGGCGCAAATCAGATAACGCAGGGACGCCAGAGTATTACGTCAAGCAAGGGCAAGGACTAATTTGGTTAGTGCCGACACCTTCGGCGACTATGGTCTCCAGCACATTCATCAGGGTTCAGTTGAAGCCTACGGCGACATCTACAGCCTGCGACTCAGATCTCATTTCAGAATACCGCGACAGCATTATTAACGGCACTTTGTTCCGGCTGTTGCGTACTCCAGGTCAGGCTTGGACTGATTACACCGGAGCACAAATTTACGGTGCTCTTTTCGCGGAAGGGATTACTAACGCAGAAAGAAAAGCACGTCATGCGGACGAAGGCGTAGCTAGGAAGGTTAATTATGGTGGTGTCACACGAGCGTGGCGAACGAGACGTAGGTACGGACACGGCGGCTAAACCAGTAATCGCATCGATTCGCGAAGAATGGGATTGGGTAAAGCCAGGCGTTGAAGAGATTTTACGAGAGCAACCTAACCTGACGTTTAGGGCTGAAGACGTCTACGCAGCGTGTTTAAACGAAGAGGCTTTTCTTTGGGTGTTCCCAGAGGGGTTTTCAATAAACACAGCAGAGAAAGATGAATACTCGGGTGACCACATATTCTTTTTCTGGCTAGTGTGGGTGAAGAAACGCGGTCAAAGAACGGTACTTGAGAAGTATGTGCCTGTTTTCGCAGAGATAGCCAAAGAGATGGGCTTTAAAAGGATTGAGACTCGAACAAACATTCCAGACTTTGAACGAAGTTTGTTGTCTGTTGGTTGGGAGAGACAATCAGCAACCTATACGAGAGATTTGTAATGTCATTTTTATTCGGATCGAAGCCTAAAAAAGCTGAATACGAGCCGTCAGAAGACGAGAAAACGTCCGCTAGCGTAGCTTTGGCTGAGTACAACAGTTTCAAGAAAAAGTACCAACCCATGCTCTTAGAGATGCGGGATAAGTCGAAGTCAGAAGACCCGACAAACCTTCTTCGCGGCAGGGCAAACGCGGACACCATGCAGGCTCTAACTTCTGAGACTAGCTACGAAGATACGCAAGCAAATAACAAACCTTCCGAAATGTCACAGGGCTTGCAAGGACAGCTGGGCGTAGCAAACCAATCAGGCAAGGATGTCCAAGATAAGCTCGGCGCAAACGTATTAGGTACAGCCAGAGGTCAGGTCGCTGACGCTCAGACAGGTATGGCTAAAGCCTCCAGACTTGCGACTTCCGATGCCTTAACAAGAGCTAAAGGTAAACAAGATGTACGCGCGGCCAAAACTAAGGCTATAGGTCAAGTTGCTGGGGCCGCGATTCAATTAGGCGCAGAGAAAGGCATGTTTGGCGAAGCGCCACAGGCCGCTACTTGGACCAACAAGGAAGGGGTTGCTGAGCCTGTTTTCACACCCGGAAACAAAGGGTCTTTCGGCTATAACCTTGCGTCTTCATTAGCTGGCGGTCGACCGAGGAACTACTAATGACACGAATTGTATCCGAAAGACCTAACGGAGGTTTCAATAACTACAACAGTAGTAATAACCTACCGACCGTTACGGACCCACGCAATACTTACTCAAGCATAACTCGCGATGAGTACCTAAACTTCAAAAGAAATTTTGATGGTTTTGAAAACGACTTGATTGACAGGGCTAAGAATGACACGAGCCTTATTGACGCTGCCAAAGAGGATACTTCAAAAGCATCGTCGCTGATGTCAGCTGTATCAGAACGTAACGCCTCACGTTACGGAGCCGCACTCACCCCAGCTCAACTTCAGCAACAGGAACGAGCGCTTACTAGAGGCACGACTCTCGGTTCAATACAAGCAGTTGGCGACGCCCGTATTGCACAGCAAGAAGCAAATACAGCATTAACGTCAGACTTAATCAATATTGGACAAGGCGTTAATCGGTCTTCGCAATCTCAACTCGGCTCAGCTGCATCCGATGCTCAAGCCCGAGCTAATGCTTACACCCAAGCAAAGGCGTCTGCAAAAGCGCAGACGATGGCGACGGTTGGGAACATAGCCTCAAGCGCAATTATCGCCTACGCAATATTTGCAAGCGACCGCCGCTTAAAGCACAACATTGAGCAAGTCGGCGTTTCAGACAACGGCGTCAATATTTACGAGTTTAGCTACAAAGGCTCAGATGATCGCTATCAAGGCGTAATGGCAGACGAAGTTCCGTGGGCAGTTGTTGAGCGGAGCGTAGGTTACAACATGGTTGACTACAACAAGGTCGACGTTGAGTTCAGAAGAGTTTAGAGGTAGCTATGAGTTTCTTTGAGGGTTTATTTGCAAGTGGCCAACAAGCCAATACGGCGCGGGCATCCAGAGATCGCAATGATCTTTATCGCGACAACCTATTGCTCGACCAAGAGAAACGAGCACAAGAGAATCAAGTAAAAAAGACAAGCGAAATCTACAAAAATGCTAGCGCTGGTAACTACTTAGATAGCAGCAGGCTTGGACTGGGCGCAGGTTTCGAGGAAGCGTTAAAAAAAGGCGATAAAAATGGCATAGACCTTGCCATCACAATGCTTAATGAATCAGACATTGTAGAAGGCGATGGGCGCGTTACAGGACTTACTCGCGACAACGTTAATGGTGGATACCTAATAGATGTAACCAACGCCGACGGTTCGCCTGGAGTGAAGACTGAAAACGGCACTAAAGATCCAGATGATCCGGCCATATTCATCCCCGACAGTAAGATCTTGGATACAGTGAACACAGCGTGGGATTCAAGTGTTATGGCCTATCAGAACGAGATAGGCGTCTCTGTTATGGGAGCGACTGAGAACTTAATCAATGCAAACGCTGGTGCAAACGCTGAGGAAGTAGAGGCTCAGAGAGCTTTGCGCGTACTCACTGGCAAAGTCTTGAATGGATTCCCCAAAGGAGCAGCTAAAACGCAAGCTATGGGCGTTGTTGCCGCCGCTGACACCCCCGAAGAAAAGCTCGAAGTCGTTAACGAGATGGCTAAAGATCAAGGCCTTGAGCC